TGGGGCAAAAGCTATTTTAGTAAGAGGCATTATGCAATCCTTATAAATCTAAATAATATTTCACCAGCACCGCCATCAGATCCACCAGCTCCTGAGCCGTAGTTTTCAGCACCACCACCAGCGCCTCCACCGCCTTGAGTTCCTGCTGTAGCAGCGACATTTACTCTACCACCGTCACCACCTGTGCCTGCTAAACCACTGTAAGAGTCAGCACCATCACTACCATTTATCTGACAGTTGTCTCCATTACAGTTACCATTATTACCACCTGTAACTCCATTACCTGAGTTATTAAAAGTGCTTGTAGGCCCACTCGTAAAACTTGTTATATTGATTCCGTCTACTGTAGTTCCTGATGATAAAGATGTACCTGCTGTTGCAACGCCACCTGTACCTGCTGTATTAGATCGAAGAGGTCCTTGCACTCCACCACCTGATACAGAAGAAGCGCCGCCACCTGCTAAAGAAAAAATTGCATTAGTGCTTGATCCAGTTAAACTTGTTGTTGATCCACCACCTGCTGAACCACTGTAAAAGCCCGTTCCTTTAGAGCCACCCGTTCCTACTACAGCAGTTAATTGTTCACCACCTGATACTGTATATACTCGGTCAGAAATAAAAGCTCCTGATCCACCACCTGGTCCAGAAGATTCACCATTAGCTTTATCATAAGAAGTTCCTGTATATCCACCGCCACCACCACCTACAGCTTGTTTAATATGAATAGCATTAGCATTGGCTGGAACGTTAAAGTTTGTCGTACCTGCACCTGCTGTTGTAAAACTTCCTGGTGTATCAAATAAAGTAAAGACCGTTCGCCATGCACCGCCATCTTTGACGTAGGCATTTGTAATTGTTTTGTTAGTAAAGGATGTACCGTCTCTCACGTAGACTTGTGAGCCAGCACTAGAGCTTATCTCACGAAAAGTACCACCGTCTTTAACATAAATTGGCATAAGGCATTATGTATATTTGTACCAAATATCTCCATCGGATCCACCACTTGGTGCATTTGTACTTACAGTTCTGTTTCCATTAACATTTGTCCCTGCTGTTGTAGAAACAAAAGCTTGTACATCAGCGCCCGCTGCTGGAGTTCCTCCAATATCAAGATCTAAATTAGTTCTTGAAGTTGCTGCGGCAGCAACATCACTTAAATTGTTTGCTGTCTGTAATACACCAGTAACTGCTGTACCTGAGAATTTATATTTGATAGATTCATAAGTTGGCATTTTACTTCTCCATTATCTTCCAACCATAAGACACACCTGAGTACACTAACCCAAAAGCTGCATCTTCAGTTGCTACTGTTAAATCTGATGTTTGGTTATTTATTTTTAAACCATTTCTAGCTACTGTTAAATTGTTCGTATCAAAGGAACTAGCTACATCAACAAATCGTATCTCGTCTCCTGTCGCAGGAGCGGCAGGCAACGTAATCGTAACGACTTGTGATGATGTATCGACAAATATTCTATCACCACTAAAAGCTGTATAAGCGGCGTTCTTTGTAATCCATGTGCCACCTGATGTCTGGAGTTCAAACCAATTAGTACCATCAGTGGCTAAAAAGACACTTGTTGTAGGGTTAATAACATATGTATTACCCGAAGCGCCTATTCTAGCTGTAACTGTATAAGTCGAAGAAGCATTTCGTAAGAAGTACAATTTTTCTTTTGAAGTAAACTGTACTGTGTGATTAGCTCCCGCATTTGTAAAGATGATAGCAGCTTGTCTATTTTCGTTATCTGCTTGAGTAGCAGGGCCATTTGTATCTGTTAAGACTGTGGTAGTGCCAGATGATATATTTTTTGTATAAACACCTGCAATAGCTTGTTCAAGAGACTGAGAAAAATTGTTATTGGTTGTTGTACCCCAAGCATTTGCCTGATCTCCAACCCCTATTAACTCTATTTGTAGTCTGCTTGAATATGTTGACATAATTTACCTAAGCTGCATCTTGCCATGTATTAGTAGCACTATCATCGACATTTGTCCAAGTATTTGTAGCACTATCATCAACGTTAGCAAACGGTGTATTGGCTGCATCGTCTACTGTTACCCATGCATAAACAGCAGCATCTCCGATAACCATATCCATAGAAAGTCCTGTAACGGAAACAATCGTATTAGAGTCAACGGTAACATTTCCAAGAGCGGTAGATACAATATTACCATTTGGAATAGCTGTAGCTGACGCATTTACTGTTGCTGTGCCAACAGCAGAATTAACAACTTGACCTGTAACTTCTATTTTTCCTGTAGCTACGACTGTTGAAGTGCCTTGAGCAACATTCATTGCCTGACCAGTAACAGCTACTGGAGTCTGAGCATCTATGCTAACTGTGCCGAGACCCGTGGATACTGATTGACCTGTAACGGATAGAGAAGCTGTTCCTGAAACAGTTGAGTTTCCAAGGAACATATCCATGTCTGGTTCAGCAGACGCATCAATAGCAACTTGACCTCCTGCACTTACCGCATAGGTTCCTAGTATTTGATTTAAGCCAAACCCTGTAACCGATACGGTTGGGTTAGCAATAACATTAATGGTCGGTGAGCCGAGAGCCGAGTTTATAGAAACACCAGACGGTGCTGCTACAGACGCTGTATTAAGAACAACTGTACCAACAGCTGAAGTTAAAGATTGTCCTGTAACGCTTGGTTGTGCTCCAGCTTGAGCTACTGCTGTACCTAAATTAGAATTTAAGGCAAGACCTGTAACAACCGCTACCGCATCTTGTTTACCAAGGGACGATATTGGACCTTCTGCAAATGCTAGGATCCCTAACGTCATGCGCTATCTCGCTGTTGTGGGAATCGAATCCGAAGTTACAAAAGGGTTTTGTGCAAATGTCATATAAAATATAGGGCTTGTGCTATTGTTTAGATCTCCATTATCTTCTCTAATTTTTATTCCATTAGATAAAAAATCAACATCATTTACACTGCCTCCTGTAGATTGTTCGTTATTTGCATTTGCTTCTAGATAATAAGTTATTTCATTATCGCCGCCAGTAGCACTTCTTTTATTATCAAATACAGTCCAATATCCAGAATTATCAGTTCTTTTAATCATTAACCAAGCAGGTTTAAACCCTGTATAAATAAAAGGTCCATTTGTACTACCATTACCATAATAAGTGCCTATTTGACTAAAACCTTGTATAGATTTAAAACAATAAGCTACATAAGTTTTACTATTGCCATTAACTCCTCCTGAATTACCAAGAGTAATAAGAGTGGAAGTAGGAGTAGTACTATTCCAAACTGAACTATTTGATCCTGAATCTGCATTTAATTGGTTTAACATCATATAACCAACTCCACCTCCAACAGGGGTATTTACAAACCAGTTTTCTGAATCAGATCTACACTTTAAAATTATTGTATCAGGAACAGCCCCTAAACCATGACCTATTGTAGCTCCACTTGAGCCATTGCCTGTATAAGTAACTATACTAAAACCTGCTGTTGTATTTGCTTGTACGGTAGAAGTAATTGAGCCAGATGAATTACTTGAAGTAGTTCCTCCGTTAGCTTTCCATTGCCATGCTACATTGCTACTTGAATTTGCATTAGGACCACCGTCAGAACCTAATGTAAAACCATCTGTATTAAAAGATGTTAAAGATGTTGCTACAGTATTTTCTGTATTATTATTATTACTACTTAACATTTTTGTAGTTCCTCTAGTGGAATCAAACATTCCATAATCTTTACCAGCAGTACTAAGGTTTTTTAACCATACAAAATCTGGTTGTAAATTTGCATTTCCACCATTAACAATATTGTTTGTACTTGCATTACCAGTGTATAGTTGATTTTGAAAATGCACTGATCCATCATTAATTGTTGTGTATACTGCCATGTTATCCTCCGTATAAAGCTAAGTTATTAGTACATAACGCATAATACCCTGATGGTGGTGCGTATTCAAAACTTCCTTCTCCGTTAGCATCAGCATTACTAGAGGCAACAGTAAAAACAGGATTACCAAAATTAAATTGCATTACTGAGTTTTGATAAGAAGAACACGATACTGCATAAGCACCTTCTGCTGCAGTCCAAGCTTGTGCGGCTCCAGTTTTAGAAGCTCCACTTGTTGGATCACCTGAATCTTGAAATGTTCCGTTTCTTGAAAAATAAACAGCGTAGTTTTCCATATCTAAAGCAACACCAAGAATGTCACCTGTGCTCCATGCTGTACCATAACCTGAAGTACTATTATTTCTAAATCTAGAACCATCTGGTCTATATTCACATCCGTCACTGTAGTAACCAGCTTCTGCAAAGTTAGGACCATTTAATGGTTGTCTACTAAATTTCATAGGATAGACTCCTATGTTTGGATAACTTCCTGCCGATGAACCTGCTGCTGTAACATATTTAACTTCCCAGTACCATTTACCAGCAGAAGGAGCTATTGTTCCTAAAGTATGACCATTATTAGCAGCTGAGTTACCCGTAGCAACTACATTACCCTTACTTAATGATGTAAAACTGCTTGTAGATAAAGGATTTAAAGTAGCAAAATTATTTTCACAAGTATCTGTTGTACTAGGATTTGTGCCTAAATTTGAAGAAGCAAAATGATTAGCATTACCAGAAGTATCTGCACCAAATCCACTCGCATCAGCAGAAGCTCCTGTTCCTGCAAAGTCTAATTTAAAACCATTACTGCCGTAAGTAACAGAAGGACTTGCGTTAGGCACCCAAATACCATTAGCATTAGTAGAACCAAAAACAGTTGGTGCATATGATTGTCCTGCACACATAATATATTGTGCAAGATAAGTTGAATCAAGTCCGTTAGAACCAGACTGACCTATTTGATATGGAAATGTAGAGTTTATAAAACCAACATGGTCTTGCGCAGGTTGGTTTGCATTTTGCCATTCTTGTAATTCGCCATTAACATATAATCTTAATCTATCTGCAGCTGTTGATTGTGTGGTGTCGTTTCTTAAAACTATATGATACCAAGCAGAAGGGTCTCTAAATAATCTATCTGTTATTCTTAAATAATCAGGAGAACCACCATTTGTGTAATCTCTATATCTTAACTTTTGATTACTATCCATTCTAAAGTATCCACTAGAACCACCACTTGCTTGATACACATAATGATATTCTTGTGCACTAGACCCGCTCATGTTTGATGGTTTTAACCAAAAACTAAGAGTCCAAGTTTTTCTTTGTGCATCTGTTGTGCTTGATGCTGTTCTAGATAATTGAGTCGCCATTAATCAAACCTTCCTGAGCTAGCTATTCCAAAACTTGATGTTAGTGAAAAAGCACGATCCGCTGTTTGCCCTTGTGCATCTGTTGCACGAAGAGTAAAGTTATACGTTGTTGGAGTTGTAGACGATCCACCAAAATCACTTGTAGTTATAACACCTGTGCTTGAATTTAGCGAGCAATTTGCTTGACTTGCATTTGTCAATACACTTGTTGTTTCTGAAAAGGTTGGTGATTCACCAGACGCGGCTACCGTAGCTACGGTGCCTGAAAAATCTCCTGCAATAGTTCCAAGAGAACCAGAGCTTGTTGTCCAAACAGGATTATCCGATACGGTGAGTAAAGCGGTATTTGATCTGACAGCATTACCATCATTATTTTCTATTCGTAAAAAGTATGTACCGTCTGTTGGTAACGTTAGTGTTGCAACAATAACAGTAGCACTTGTAAAACTTACAGCACTTGCTGCTACGATTGCTCCTGTTGTAGAGATTGCATCAACAGTTGGAATAGATACATAGTTTGTACCTGTGATTGTAACAGCAGTTGAGTCATTTGTAATGACCGTAGGACTAATAGAACCAATAGTTGGTTTAGTTTCTCCTATGCTAACGGAACCACCTAAAGATACTGCTGACCCATTTATTGTTATTGCACCACTACCTACTAAACGAGCGTTTGCTACAGTTCCAGATGTTATTGTGGTACCTACAATACCTGGTGTTATTGTAACCGTGTCACCGCCTTCACCAATCGTGATGGTAGAACCATCATATTTTTTAAGGGTATTTACTTTTATCTCTGACATATTATCTAGCCGTTGTTGGCACTCCGTTTGTTGCTACTAAAGGATTTTCTGCAAATGCCATGTAAATATTAGTTGTGCTATTTGCATTAAATTCAGAACCTAATCTACATTTAAAACCATTAGATAGTAAATCTACACCCGCATCTGATGTTGATTCTGCTGTAGAATCATTTGCCCTTAATCTTGCGTTAGTTTCATTATAACCAGGTCTTTTATTATCAAATATATTCCAATCTGCTGCTCCACTAGACCTCTTTAACATAACCCAAGCAGGTTTAAATCCTGTGTAAACAAATGGCCCATCTGCATTACCATTACCAGTATATTTACCAAACTTGCTGTAACCTTGTATAGGTGCAAAAACATAAGCTATTATGTCATTACCATTACTATAACCAGCAGCTGATTGTCCTATTGTAAATACAGCTGTTGCTTGTGCTCCACCACCAAACATATCTGCGCTAGTTGAAACTGCACTTGAACTGTTTAACTTTAAATATTTATCAACTCCAGCCTCTTCAAAAAAACTAAGCCAATCACTTGTTGCGCTTAAATTTTTTGTAATAATTACCGTAGGTTTAACTCCTAAACCATGACCTACTGTTCTTCCATTATTTCCATCTGATGTCCATTTGACAATACTAAATCCCGCTGTTGTATTTGCCTGTACAGTTGAAGAAATAGATCCAGCATTATTTGTAGCAGTAGTACCTCCGTTAGCTTTCCATTGCCAACCTACATAATTATTACCGTTAGTATTTACACTATCAGAACCAGATGAACCTGCACCTACAGTAAAACCATCAGTATTAAAAGCAGATACATAACCTCTAGCATTGTTTGTTACTTGTGCGTCAGTTGCTGGAGTAAAAAGAGATTTGTTTACTCCTCTAGTAGAATCGGTCACTATACCACTCCAACTAGCAGACCTATTTTTAATATATAACCAATCTGGTTTAAAGTTTCCTGCATTAGCATCATTAGTTACAGAATTTAAAGATCCTGTCCCTGTATATAGCTGTGTGTGAAAATGTGCTGAGGGATTGTTAATTGTTGTGTACGCCATAATTTATCCGTATTGATTTATATTTTTTGTGCATAATGCGTAGTACCCTGATGGTACGGCATATTCAAAGTTCCCATAACCATTAGCATCTGCGTTTCCTGACGCTATAGTAAAAGCAGGATTACCAAAATTAAATTCCCATTGTGTGTTATAATATCCATAAGAAGCAGGAACAAACGTTATGTCCCTCATACTAGAAAATGCCTGTCCTTGTGAAGAACCATTTATATACCAAGTAATAGTATTATTATCAGCATCATATGCTGTTCCTAAAATATCATTAACTGCTATTTGAGTTCCATAAGAAGTACCTGTCCCATTATCAACTTTCTTTTGACCTCCATTTGTAAATTGAAAAGCATATCCATTTAAATTACTACCGCCAAACCAACTATCTGTAGCACTTCCTACAGCCCACGTAGCATCAGCTAATCCTATTGCTATTCCATTATTTCTATCTCCTGTAATTTTTGTTTCCCAATACCATTTACCACTATCTATAGCAAAAGTTGAAAGTGCAGATGCACCATATGAACCATTGCTAGTAGAAGTAACAATAGTATTTCCTTTAGAATAAGTAGGAGTTTGACCTTGTGTAGCAATACTTGGATTCATTGTAGCAAAATTATTATTAGGCGTGTCTACTACTTGAGCATTTGTTCCTGCCGAATTAACTGTGAATGTATTACTTTGACCACTTGTATCGGTTCCTAATGCACCACTATTTTTAAATGCTAATAAAAATCCATTAGTGCCAAAAGAACCTGAAAATGTTTTTGGTATCCATATGCCTGTTGTAGAATCTGTTTCTCCAAACGATGTTGGGGTTAAAGCAGTGCCATCTACTAAAATAGTTTCTGCCATATACCCTAAATAAAAACCACTACCGTATTGAGCTACTCCTATTTTATGTGGAGTATCTAAATTTACTTGTGTATCAAAATTTTGACTTGGATTAGTGTTGGTAGAAAAAGACGTTATTTGAGAACCATTTACATAAATTTTTACTCTGTCTCCTGCACTTCCTTGCGTTGTATCAACCGCTATAACTATATGATACCAAGCTGAAGAATCTCTAAAAAGTTGATCTGTTTTATATCTAAAATTATACGTTCCTGAAGTGTATTGATACACTTCAAGTATATTATCACTTTTAAAAAAAGCTCCAAATTCCACTGTTCCTGCTCCAACTCCAAAAAAAACATTATCTCCCGTACCGATTTGTCCTCGTTTTAACCATGTACTATATGTCCATGTTTTACGATTGCTTGCACTTGATGGTGTTCTATTTAAATACGTAGCCATTAATCAAACCTCATAGCATTACTTATACCAACTGTGACTGCGATTGAAAAGGCTCTATCTGCTGTTTGTGCCTGTGCATCTGTAGCTCTGATGGTAAAGTTATATGTTGTATCTTGCGTTGCTCCTGACTCGGTGCCTGTAATAGCACCTGTACTTGTGTTTAAACTAGCACCTCCTGGCAACGATCCTGATTGCACGGCATATGCTGTAGCGCTAGTCGCATTAACAGTAAAACTAATAGTTCCTCCAGCATCCACTGATCCTAAAGATCCTGCTGCTGTCTGCCATGCAGGAGCATCAGATACGGTAAGTATTGCTGATGAACTACGGACCGCGTTACCATCGGGATTTTCTACTCGTATAAAATACGTGCCATCAACAGGCAACGTAAAGTTTGTTACTAATGTTGTTGCACTTGTAAACGAAACAGAATCAGCTGATGTAATAGCACCCGTAGAATTTATTGCATCTACATAAGGTGTGTTAACATAATTAGTTCCTGTTATCGTAATTTGTGTTTGTGTGTTTTCTGCTACATTGGGGCTAATACCTGTAATGGTTGGTTTGGTTTCTCCTATGACTGTTGACCAAGTTGTTGCTGTTACACCAGCAGATGAAGAAGAATATCCAATAAATTGATTTGCAGATCCTGTTCCTGTTGGTAACGTTATAGCCGCTCCTGATAGACTTAATGTTTTTGTAGCTGGGTTAATAATTTTGTTACCCATAAAAGCATGACTACTACACTGATAATATAAAACGTTAGGTGTGTAACCTCCAACTTTTATTTGTGTGTAAGCGCCTGCTTGACCAGGCGTACCGTTTGTTGTTACATTTGTACTAAATATTTGTGTCTTTGCTGCATCTAAATAAAATCGTAAAGGATGACCACCACCATTTCCATTAGAAGCATCGGATTGATCAAATTTGTAATAGTATTCATAAGAAGAAGATTCATTACCATCAATAAAAAAACTAGGAGCTTCTGTTCCGTTTATAAAATAGGCATTAGAACTGCCTGCACCGTTGTATACATTAGCCGAAGTCTTTGCTGCAACAGTAACAGTAAACGTTATAGGGTTAGCAGACGTACCTTGAGGTGTAACATTTAAAGCATTATTAACAATAGATTCTCCTGCATCTCCAACCGTAATTAAAGAGCCTGACTGTTTCTTTAGCGTGTTTACTTTAAGTGTTGATACCATGTTATGCGAACCCGTTATTTGTTACACCTGAAGAAACTAGAGGTTGATCAGCAAAAGCCATATATACATGATAATTATTATCGCCATTACATGCTGTATTAGTACTTCTTATTTTAAAACCTGTAGAACATATATCAAGAACTCTTCCTGTTTCTTCAGCGCCTTGTTCATTTGTATTTAAAGTTTGATTAGTTCTATTATAACCAGGTCTTTTTGAATCAAAAACAATCCAACTTTGACTAATACTAATATTTTTTATTAAAATAAATGCAGGTCTAAAACCAGTATAAATGTAAGGTCCGCTAGCAATACCGTCTCCTTGATAATTTCCAAAAGCACTATATCCTTTTATAGAATTCCAACAATAAGCTATGTAGTTTGATGTTGTTGCTAGATTACCATCAGTGCCTATTGTAAAAACAGTTGACGTAGGAGCGGTGCTATTCCATATAGTTGACTCGCTTCCTTCTGCATTAGTTGCGTTCCAATAAAGAGCTGAATTATTTCCATTTAAAGCAGCAGCATAACGACAATACCAATTAGATGTTCCATTAGATTTTTTAACAACAATAACGTTAGGTGCAGAAGATAACCCATGACCTACAGTAAAGTTGCCAGTAGCATTACCAGTCCATTTAACTATACTAAATCCTGCAGTTGTGTCAGCTTGTACGTATGAAGTAACAGATCCGTTGCTATTAGTAGAAGTTGTTCCTGCATTTGCTTTCCATTGCCATCCTGCATAATTATTAGAGTTTTTGTTAGCATTAGCTTCAGTGACTGGACTACCTGCATCAACTTGAAAACCATCAGAAGAAACACTATTAACATGACCCCAACTTGCATTAGTGGTTTCAGCAGCAGTGCCGTCAGTAAATGATTGAACATTTATTCCTCTAGTTGTATCTTGTATAATTGGATTTGAACTAGCACTTCTGTTTTTAATCCAAATTAAATCTGGCTGTAAGTTAGCATTACCCGTGTTTGTTATATCATGGGCTGTGCTTCCGTTGCCTGTATATAAAGCGGTTTGAAATTTTGTAGATGAATCAGCAATTGTTGTGTAAGCCATAATTTATCCTAACGATTCTATGTTTTTTGTACATAAAGAATAATACCCTGATGGTACACTATTTACAAATTTTCCAAAACCATTTGCATCGGCATTATTAGCAGTGTCAGTAAACACAGGATTTCCTGTATTAATTTCTAATCTTGCATCTTCGCCATTGTCTGCTTGACCAATAGACGCAAAAGGTGTGTAAAAAATATCATCGCCTGTTGTTAGTCCTGTGTAAGCATTTCCTAAATCAGAACCTCCTTGTATAAAACCAATTGTTCCATTATCTAAATCTAATCTACATCCAATAATACTATTGCTTCCCATTGCAGAACCATAAGATGCTGAACTGTTATTATTTATTTTTGTTCCATTTGTTTGCATTGCATAACCACCTCCAGCTCTAAAAGGACCTTGGTTATTAGTAGCAACATAAGAATTATAAGCTACATCTGTTCTTGACGCTCCCATAATAAAATATTGACTATCTCCTGTAGGACCTACTTTAAATTCCCAATACCATTTACCTTTTGACACTGCTAAAGTACATAAAATACTTCTCCAAGCATTACTTGAACTTTCTTCTATTCTTAATCCACCATCATAAACAACTGTTAAATTATTATTAGAAAAAGCTCTATTCCAAGTACAAAAACTATTAGAAGGCGTGTCTGTTGACTGAGCTTGCGCATCAACAGAACTATTTGTAAAGTTATGTGATTGACCACTTGTATCTAAACCCATATTACCACTGGTTTTAAATTGTAATCTAAATCCGTTATTACCATAATTAATTCCAGTAAAGTCTGGTTTAGGTTTCCATATCCCTGTTGTAGCATCTGTTTCTCCAAATTTATTTGCGTCTTGATCTTCACCATCTAATAAATTTAGATCAGCTAATAAACCAGAATATACACCACTACTTTTTCCAACAAACATATCTGTATTATTATCACATAAATAAGAAAAATAATTTTGATCAGGATAAGTTTCTGTATCAAAATCTGTTACTTGACTCCCATTAATATACATTCTAATTCTATTACTAGAAGTTCCTGATGTAGTAGATGATCGAAGAACTACATGATACCAAGCAGAGGGATCTTCAAAAATAGCTGACGTTTGTAATTTAAATTTTATAGATCCACCAGTTACAGAAATATACTGTAATTGACTATTGTTAAACCTAACCCATGTATAATTATTGCCATCTACTTGAGCACCAAACAAACTTTGTGTACTGTGTGTAAGATTTGTATTTCTTTTAAACCAAAAACTAATGGTGTTAAATTGACCTCCATTACTTGATGATACTCCTGTTCTTGTTAAATAACTCATATTAACTTCCCGTCATTAAGAATGAGTTTTGTATACCCACACTTACAGTTATTGAAAATGCTCTGTTAGCAGTTTGAGCTTGAGCATCTGTTGCTCTAATAGTAAAATTGTATGTAGTGCTTGTGGTTGCACCTGACTCCGTACCTGTAATAGCACCCGTGCTTGTATTCAAACTACCTCCTCCTGGTAAAGCTCCTGATACTATTGCATAAGCAGTTGCACTGGTAGCACTAACTGTAAAATTCATAGTTCCTCCTCCAGAAATTGTTCCTAGTGATCCCGCTGCTGTTACCCAAGCTGGTGCGTCTGATACTGTTAGTAATGCTGAACCTGATCGTACAGCTAATCCGTCATTATTTTCTACACGAAGAAAATAAGTACCATCTACAGGTAGTGTAAATGTTGCAACAATAGTTGTTGCGCTTGTAAAAGAAACAGAGTCTGCTGATGTGATAGCCCCTGTTGATGAGTTAATAGCATCAACAAAAGGGACAGAGATATAGTTAGTTCCTGTTATGGTAACTGCTGTTTGTGTGTTTTCTATGGTTGAAGGATTAATAGAACCTATTGTTGGAAAAGTCAAAGCTGCTTGTACGGTAGTTGAACCACCTAAAGCAACAGATGATCCGTTAATTGTAATTGATGAGTTTGCTAATTTTGCATTAGCAATAGAACCTGCTAGTTCGTCGTTTGTAATTGATCCGTTAGGTAATGTTATTACCGTACCTGCTGGCAACGTTATGGTGTCACCGTTTTCTCCTATTTGAAGAGCAGTACCTGATCCTTGTGGTATAATTTTATTTACTTCAAGCGTGCTCATAATATAAATAAATTCCCTGTTACGGACAGTGTACCTGTAATAGATACGGGTCCAGCTAAAACGCCAGAGTCCATTGTTTGAACGTCGCTAATTGTAGAATTATGTGTTGTCACATATGCTGTAGGATCCATGACAGGAGATGGTGCCTTCTTTGCTGGATATGTACAAAATACATCTTTTGCACCTGCAGAAAAATCTACTTTATTATCACTATTCGTACTCTCTAAAACTGTATCTCTTGATAGTGTATCGGGAGTAGCATCGGTTACAGTACCTATACCAATTTCATATTCCGTACTTCCTGATTGCATGGCAATACAGTAGTACGTCGTATTTGTTGTGCCAATACCAGCGACAAAAGTTTGAAAACCTGTGCTTGCTCCTGCAAGATTCACGGTCCCCGTACCTGTTGATGTCGTGGTTTCCTTAACACGATCATTGATAATCAATGCCATGTTAAACTCCTACGATAATCTCAATATAGCTGTGCTCGTGCCTGGTGCTGGAAATTCAATAGTAAACGTACCGTTGGTTGCTGTAAAATCAGAACCAAATGCTAAAATACAAACTGAATTCGTAGTGCCTGATCCACCATCAGTAGTGGTGTTATAAATCATAGCGCCGTTAGCTGTGAAACTAGCAGAAGTCCATTGAGGGTTAGTATTAAAGTCAACATATGCTGTTGAAGCTCCTGTGCCTCCTGTTACAGATTGGTTCTGTAAAGTTTCTCCACCTGCTGAATACGCTGATCCAGAAGCGTTTGTTATTTCGTTACTTGTTGAATAGTTAGCAGTGCCTGCTCCTAAACTTGCGCTTGATGTAAACAACGCAATTTTAAAAGTATGCCCACCATTTGCAAAATCGTGCTTTCCCTCTAATAATTCTTTTTTAAAGGTGTTGCACACTGCTTGTGTTATAGCCATTTTTATCTCCTATGGGTTTTGAGAAGGCAAAGGTAAACGAATAACACCATCTTGGTACTCGTCTCTCCTTCTTCTTCCTTGTTGTTCAATTGCAAGTCTTTGCACAGCTTCTTGATAGCTTTTTTCATATTGTGCAAGTAAATCATAGGGTCCTTTGAGATATTTAAAAGCCTCAATAAGACAAGCATATAATAATACTTGCGGTGCATTTTGACTAACCCACGTTGTAGTATTAGTCGTAGAAAGCCCTGTTTCATTACGATTCAAAGCTAATTCTATCTTATATGCTGTATCTGGTGTTGGGGCAAGGTATATTGTGTTTTGATCCCACATCGCATAATATCTCGGTTTACTTTGAGTAGTTCTATTTGGCCAATATTCTGTCATATAGCTAATGTCTTTTTGTAATAAATACGTTCTAACGTTTGCATCTGTTCCAGTAGAGGGATAAATAGAAGCTGTTTTTACAAATGCCATAGTGCTTGGAGTAGCTCCTGGCAAAGTAACAAATTCATTACCTTGAGTTAAAGTAGCAAATTGATAAGCTCTAAACACATCAAGATCAACTTCTCTAAATATACGTAGCTCTGCTTGATTAATAAAATCATTAACAATGGTAGTTGTTAAAACATTACTATCAGTTTCTGTATAACTTCTAATTTGTTCTACTACTTCTGCATATGTACTCATGATATTACCACCGTCGTTGTGCCTAATTGTGTGTTCATTATAGTGTCTTGATTAGCTTGAGAACTACCACTTAATGGTTGCATTGTTCTAACTTGCACTGTTTCCATAGCTCCTGGCGCAGGTATGGGATTAAATTGTTGTATGGTTTGTAAAACTGTTTGAAAACTATTAGCTCCAATAGCAGGAGAAATTCCATTTGATCCTCCATGTATCATAGCTTTTGAATTAATATCATCATTTATGTAAATACCTCCAAGAGGTATAGTAACACTAACTACTTGTGGTTTAGCGTGTTGTAAAGATTGTGCATCGGTTGGATGATTAGTTGGATTTAATAAAGGAGATTTAGGTTCATATTCTGAAGTATGCACCCACGCGCCTGTCCATTCCTGTACCATTTCATTATATGGATAAGCTTGTCCATCTCTATCAGATATTCGTAAAGCAAACCTTCCTGATGAATAACGAGCCATTAATATGTTCCTCCTACTAAACCTACTTTAGGAACAAAATGAGAGCTTACATTTTCTCTATTTGTATCGGCTGCTCTTTGAAATTCTTCTTCATATACTTGTTTTAAAATACCAATTCTATCAGGCGCATATTTCATAGATATATAATAAGCTAATCCTGCTGTTAAACATGGTAAGAAAGAAAAAGGTATTTCATTATTATTAGTGTAATCACCAGAATCTTTCATTCGGAGCATTGCATAATAAACTACGGTATAAGCTGCATCGGCTGCAGGATATAAATATAATTTCGGATTAATTGTTTTTTCAAAATAAAATTGAGTTGGTCTACCACCAGAGGTTTTAACGGTGTAATTTAAATATGTAGATCTACTAATAGGAGAACAGTTGTATTCATTATTATTAGAATCTCTAATAACAAGATCTGTTATCTCTACAATTTGTGAAGCATCGCTTGCCGTTGCACCATACAAAGCTGTACCACTTAACTCAATAGTGTTTGCAGCTAATGCTGCTGTTTGTTTTTGTATTGTCCAAAGATTAAGTCCTCTATTAGACCATTCAGCTAACAGAAGATTTAATGAACGACGAGCGGTTTTAAGTTGATACCCAGTACGATCTTGTAAACCGCATCGTTCAAAAGCTTCTTCAACTATTTCATCAATAGAAAAATCAAAATTAGCCGTGCTTGCATAAGTTGGCATTTAACTACTTAGCTTTACCCATGCCACGTTGAGCAACCCCGCCGCCACGTCTGTTAATCTTTTGATTTGGACGTTTACCAAACTTTCCGTAAGATTCATTTCTTCTATCTTTCATAGATTGTTTCTTACCAGACTCTTTTCCACGTCTCATACCCAAAGATTCATCTTCTCTAGCTTTGTATCCTTGTTTTTTCTTTCTTTTTTTCATTTTGCCGACTAGACCTTTTAAACCTTTTAAACCTATTTTAGACATAGCACCTTTCGCTCCACCTAACATACCCATAGCATCTAATTTGTGTAAACCTATTTTAGTTTTTGCTATTTCTTTTGCAGCGCTTCCGCCTCTAGCCATTTTCTTTTTAGGACCCATCATGCCACCGCCCATTCTTTTAGCGACACCACCTTTGGCCATTTTCTTTTTAGGACCCATCATTCCGCCACCACGCTTCTTGACTGCTCCTCCTCGTTTCATTGCTGTTTTCTTCTTGCCCATCATGATAGACCTCCATTGATCTTTTTATATTTTTCTTCCCGAGATACAACGACGTCTCGATAGTACTCGTCAGGCCATTGACTATAATAGCCTTGTTTTTTTAATTTATCAGAAGCTTGCTGTAATTGCGAGAACTTTTGCACCAACATCATGGAATACTTTAAGTCACTTCCTACCTCTGGTATATCTCCTTCAGGAGCAACTAAAAACTCTTGATCTTCCTTAGTAGCTGGATTTCTAGGATGAAAACTCATAAAGTATATATCCTTGGGATTGTAGAAAAAATTGTAAGCTTCTGTGGCTGCATGAAGATCATCTGGTGAGTAACTGTAATAGGGATCACAAAATATCAATATTTCAGATATAGCAAAATCTAAATTTTTTATGTGATTATTTAATTCTGATTTATAAGTACTACCCTTAGTTTTAACGGATACCCAAACTTTTTTATCGTGCCATGCTTTTTTAGCAAAAGGGCAAGCAGGCACACCACCTAAATGTAAGTTAGAAACTTCAAGATAATGTTTAGACCACAGTCTAACGTCTTCTATTATCTGTTCCCTTGTCGGTTGTATTTTTTCCAATTTAACCTCTTTTTTTTATTTTTAGGCCTAGAAGTATTAGAGTGACCAATGCTCGTTCTTTTTTTAGTAGGTGTAAAATATTCGTTGTTAGGAAGTTTAGGAGCCATTATTTCATTTGTGATAAAGGATTAGTAAGAGTAAGTTTAATTTGTTTATCAATACTCTCTTGTAACTCTTTCATCTTTTCTTCTAAATCAGATTGTAATTTTGACATATCTTCTTCAATTGTATCTACGGTAATTTTTAAATCTTTTGAATTATCTCTAGCATCTTCTTTCACTTGTTGCTCTACATCATTAACAATTTTCTCTACTCTTCTTACATCTTGCCGAAGGTCATTTTTTAATTCGTTTGCCACATCAGACACTAATCTTATTTCTGACATCATCATTTCCATTTCTTGCATTATCATTTCAACTTCTGTTTGTATAAGCTCTGTTTTGCTTTTCAT